CCCCGGACCCGATCGGATCCTCGACCAGGTGATGCACAAACAGGCCCGACCCGGGCGGGTCCTCGAGCATGGCCGCAGCGAACAGCGCCGAGCCTTGGGGGGACTCGGTAAACGGGGAGGTCCAGGGGGGGGTGTCAGGTGGGGGCGGCCCGCACGTCCCACCGTCGCGGGCGGGCTCACGCCGGCGGCGTTTGCCGGCCGGGTCGATACTGGTCAGCGCCATCTCGGGTCCTTCGTCAGGTCAACGGCTGGATGGGGGCGGTCTCGCACCCACGACTCGGGGCGCCGGGTGGGTGCGAGACCGCGTCATGCGCCCCCTCAGGCCCCGCCGGCGTCGGAAGCCGCCGAAGCTGCCTCCGCTTCGGCGAGGCGGGCGCGTTTCTCATCAGCGGTGCCAGCCTTGGACAGGCCAGCCTCATCCAGTGCCGCCTCGAGGTCGGCGCCCTTCAGGACGACCGGGCGGTCGTCGGGGTCGAGCAGGTGCGCCCCGACCTCGAGGCCGTCCGGGACTTCGTCGCCAGCGAACAGGATGACCGGACCGGTCCGGCCCCCGTGAAGGAACACTGACCCGTCCAGGTCCTGCCGGATCCGGGCCATGATCAGAGGACCGTGGCCGAGAACAGGCCGTTGATGTCGGCGGCAACCGGCATGAACGTGGCGTTGGTCTTGGTCCAGCCTGTGACGGGATCGGGCGACTTCCACGCGGAAGAGACCAGGCCGGGTGCGTCAGCCAGGACGAAGTCCACCGCGGCCGTGGTGGCGAAGTCCAGGGCCTCAGCGGTCAGACCCCACTGGGACTCACCCACGGAGTCGGTGACCAAGATGAACCGGTTCACCGGGATGACCCGGGCGTTGGCCCCGTTGACGTACAGCTGGTGGTCGTACTCGTTCAGCGGCGGCAGGCCGTTGTCGGAGCGGACCTGTGCCAGCTGGGCCCGGTTCAGGTTCGGCTGGCTGGCAGCGCCACCGCCCCAGTACGCGGCGCGGTACTCGGCGTTGCGCAGCAGCCATCCGATGACCGTCGAGGAGCAGATCGCAGCGACCGGGGGCTTACCCGAGTCGGTCTTGAGGACCTGGATCCAGGTCTGCTCGTCGGAGAGCGGGACCGCGGTCGCGACGACACTCCACAGGATCGCAGCGGTCACCACGTGCGTCCCAGGCAGGCCGAAGTCTGCCTCGATGGTCAGACCGTTCTCGGCGACCAGGGAGAACTTGCCGTCGGTGAGGAAGTCCCCACGGGCCAGCTCGGCACGGTTGCGGACGGCGCGCACGGAGTTCTCCACGTCGTCGTAGACGGTCGCGACCATCTCGTCCAGGGCGGTGCCACCGTTGCGGGCGGCCTCCAGGGACAGACGCTCCCACTCGGTGAGCATCAGCTTCTGGCCCACCGGGGGCAGGAGCACCTCGGTGAGCGCGACACTGATCGGCCGGTTCCCGATCGGGGTCTCAGCGTTGTACGCCCGGTACTGGGCGACCACGTTGGTCCGGGTCTTCTTCGCGATCCGGGACTTGATGCCGGCGATGACCCTGTCGGGCAGGAACCGGTTGAGGCTGTCGGGGAGCTCGTCGGGGACCGTCCGTGCGAACACGGTGAGGTCAGCCGGCGAGACGATGTCCCAAAGTTGCATGACTGTGTCTCCTTATCTGCCGGTCAGACGAACCGGATGTTGGGGTTGTCGGTCTTGGCCGAGGCGTCGACCGCGAAGGGCAGACGGGACTCCGTGACCTTGCCGTGGGTCAGGATCGCGGCGCCGACGGACTTGGTCGCGCTGATGGTGACCGCGCCGACGGTGAAGCCGATGAAGACGCCAGTGCCGTCAACGGCGGCGGCCGCGAACAGGCCGTACTTGCCGCTGGCGGTGATCTTGGCCACGGCGGTCCCGGACGGCAGGACCCCGGTGGGGAAGTGCGTGGCAGGGACGAAGCCGACCGCGCCGTCGAGGGTGAGGGTCTCGGTGGAGTCGGTGCCGTGCGCTGATGCGATCCAGGAGTTGTCCTCTGGGGTGTAGCTGGTGGTGACGGGGGTTATGTCCATCGCCGGGGTGTCCTTTCGGGTGCGAGTGGGGATGCTTGCTCGCACGTCCAGGTCTGCCGGGCGTTCGTCCACCAACTGCTCGGGCGGTGGTGCCCGTCCCCCGCCATTACGGCTGCGGGGGTGTGGCCGTCAAACGCTCATGCGCTCAGGCGGGGACCTTTGCGGGTGGGAACCTCTTGGCGGCTTCGGCTGCGCCGGCACCCCCGAAGGTGGTCCCTGCGGGGCGTGTCTGCCCGGGCGGGGTGCCCGGCAGGCCGTTAGGTGGCGGTGGGGGCGGGGGGGCGAAGAACGACGGCGCCGAGGTCTTGACAGTTTCGACGGCCGCGGTGATCGCGGCGTCATCAGCGGCGGCATCGACGTCGACGAGGCGGGCCGCCATGGCCAGGGCCGGGTTGTCCTTCCCATCGGGCAGTGCCGGGGTGATCCCGGCGACCAGCAGCGCCCTGGTGACCTTGGACGCCAGGATCGTCGCGGCCGCGGTGGCGCCCAGGGCGTCTGCGTCGGCCTTGGCCTTGGTCGCGGCGTCGGTGGCCCTCTGCGCCTCGGTTTTCGCGGCTTCGGTCGCGGCGTTGGATGTGGCAATCAGGGCCTTAGCGGCTTCGACGGTCATGCCCAGCTCGGCGGCGAGCTCGGCGGCGGCGGCCCGTTTGCCCTTGGCTGACTCGGCGGCCCCGATGCGGCTGACTTCGTCCTGGGTGAACGTCTTACCGGGCGGGTCCACGGGCGGCACCACCGGAGGCACCACAGTGGGCACCACGGGGGGGACGGGGGATGCGCCTCCGCCGGGGGGGCCGGTCGGGACGGTGCACAGGGCACCGAAAGCCAGGGCCATGGCGGGGTCGAACCTGCCGCGGTACCTCTTCATGCCCCTGAGCATGCTGCCTCCAAGATCATCGGTCGGTGTTGCCCGCTCGAGCGCGCGGGTCGTGGGCCTGTCACGGTGCCCACGTTAGCGCCCGCTGTCACCTGGGGCATGTGACACGCCACAAACGGGCACTGGGGCCTCTCACGCGCCCGGTGGGGGAACGGGTGGCACCGGTGGCACGGGAGGCTCTGGGGGCAGCGGCATCGTGGGCGGGGGTAGGACGTGCCCGCCAGCCAGGGCCTCCGCCTCGATCGCCGCGATCTCATCTTCGGCGTCCTCGATCGGCAGCCCGGCACGCATCAGCATCCGCACCGCCGTCGGCGTGCTGATCGCCCGGATCGGCAGGAGCTCCTTCACGGCGCTGATCGCCGCGGGAAGGTCCGCCGGCAGGGCAGCACCCAGGTCGATCGACAGGTCCGGGGTCGGCCCCGCCGCAACCGCGTTGGCGTCGTTGACCTGAGCCAGGCGCAACGCGAACCGCAAGATCAGGGGGTACTTCACGGCCCGCACCGCCCGCATCTCCCGCACCAAGGCACTGGTGGGGGCGAACCCGAGCTCGAGAGCGTAACCACTGGGGGCCTGGGTGATGTCGACCCGCCCGAGCAGCGTCATCGCCAGGCGCGTGTTCTGGGAGAGCATCTCCAGGAGGCGGGTCGCGTACTTCAGCTGCGCATCCAAGGACTTGCTGGTGTCGAGCTGGGAGAGGGACGACCCGGCGGGGGGGT